CTCAGTACTATCCATAGGATTATTATTAGAATGTAAGCCATTATTAGTTCTATCATGTTTCCATTTTAGTTTTTCGCCTAAGTCCTCGTAATCGGTCATTTGCGTCCCTTGCCCATCAACTTCATGTGGGTAGTAGAGGCTTTTAAATACTACTTCTTGTAGTTGAAACCAAATGGCCACGGCTTTGTCAACAAGTTCCTTGTTTGGCCACAAGTAAAATACATTGTGGTAGTCTCCTAAAAACCTGTGGACTGTTATGTTTAAATTATAGTTTTCATCTATATTGTCTCTAATATGAGCTACCGCTCTTATTCTTTGACTTCCCGCTATAGGGTACCAGTTTTCCATACATAAATGAGGATTTTTAATACCCTCCATTAATATACTTTCTACTAGTGGTTCATTTAGCGGTACATTTCTTATATTGTCCTCAACTTTTGGTTGAGCTAATATAAAATTAGTTGTAATTGCTCTTATTTCAAAAGGGGGTACGGCTACTAATGACGCTGCAGTTTTTCCTATTCTATCGCTTGCCAATGTCAAACCCCACTTCTCTATCTGCTACCCATTGTGAAAATCTATCAAGTAAACTTTGTTTATTTAATTGATCTGTATACTCTGTCCAGACTTTTCCATTCTTTTTTGTTTCTTCATACCTAAAAGAGCCATTATTATATGCTATTGTTAAAAGTCCATTATCAGCATAAATATATTTAATTCCTCTCCCCCATTCTTCTGCTTCCATTTTTAGTTTGTGGTCTCTTACTTCGTCATCATACTGCGTCATGTATATCTTCTCCTGTTGCTAAACTGTCTTTTAAATTGTCCCTATCTTTGGGGTTCATTGTTGACTGAGGGCCTATTTTTAGTGTTTCCCAGTCCATTACACTTGTGAATCCTTCCATTTTTGCACTTCTCATTTTTGTACAGTTGAATGTAATACATTCATCTTCTGGAGCCCATGTTTCAATAGTAAAGGCTGCATCTGCTGCATCAAGAATTCCTTTTGCAAATCTAGCTTCTCCTGTATTGTCTGTTTGAAAAGGAGAGAATACAGGTACTTCATATTCCTGAGCCATGCTTTTCAGAGTCTTACTTACTTCAATTTGCTCTGTCCAGTCATACTGTCCGCTTTTAGACGGCACATTTGTTCGTTTTACTTGGTTTATATAATCTACTATAATTACACCTACATCTGTTTGATTTATTTTTGATTCCAATTCTTTTCGTATTCGAGAAAGACTTAGTACAGGGTCATACACTACATCTATTTGTCTGTCTTTATTTAATTTATTTTTCGTAAGCGTACTATGAAAAGAATCAAAATCTCTATTATCATAGAATTCAGGTAATAAATCTACTCCGCCTTCAAATCTTCCTGCCCACCATTCTGCTACTCTATTCCACTCAACATTTGTCAAGTTCTTAGTAGCTAATCTACCTATCGGTATTCTTGCACCTAATGCACAAGCTCTTTGTAGAATAGCACGACTATCCATTTCTATTGTAAAATAGATGGCACTCTTACCTTGATTGTAAACATTATTAGCAATATTAACACAAGTAAAAGTTTTACCTGCCCCTCTACGTCCGCCTATAAGAATAAGATCTCTTGGAGAAAATTTCATAGTCTGGTCATAATCGTCATTTAATCCAAGCGGTAGATACTTTCTTAGATTTTTATCAGAATCAAATAGATTTATTGTTTTCATATCTTCTTCTGGTGGTTTCAAATCAACTCTATCCCCAATATCTAAAACTATTTGTTGTAGAGATTCTACATTTTCTTCAGCATTAGAAATGGCTACTGTCTTATCAATAAATGAGTCTAATTCCCCTAGGATTTCTACTTGGGTATATTCATTTTTTAAGTACTCGAGCAAAACCCAAGCGTCAACATCTACTTCGACTGCCTGTATTGCGTGTACTTTTTCTTGTAGTTTTCTATCACGAATGGATAGTTTAAGGTCTTCAAAAGTTGGGAGGTGATTGAAGTGTTTTAAATGGTTGGATATAACTCTAAACAGAGCCTGATACTCGCCAGGTAAATAATTCTCCCTTAGGCTGCCCCAAGTATCGAAATCTTCCTGTACTATAATCTGCTTCAGTAAAGCTGAAGTTAAGTTCAATGTATATCCTCCCAGATAAAAAGAAACGGGGGAGGATAGACCTCCCTCATCTCAAGATGAAATAAAAAGAATTAGCTAGATGCTTTTTCTTTTCTTGCTGCGCCATCGTAATCGGCACAAGTTAACCCTCTACGAGTTAGCATTGTTTTAACGCCTCTTACAGTTTTGCCAATTTCATCAGCAATAGCTTCAACAGTTAATTCACCGATGTTGCCATTTAGGTCTGCTAAAGGATCAGCTTTAGAACTGCCTTTAGTAACCTTTTGCTTAGGTATAGCGCCAATGTCGCCACTTCTAAGTAAGCTAAGAGCCTTTCCTCTGATAGAATTAACAGTTTTGCCTAGTGCCGCTGCAATTTCTTCAACGAAAGCACCATCGTTTACCATAGTGGTAAAAGTTGCTTCTTCTTCGGGAGAGTAAGTTCTAACTGATTCTGGTTTCTCAGCTGGTTTTACATGGGAAGTAAGTTCCATTGATAGGATTTTCCCTTGTATTGATTTAGCAGAAAATGCTCCACTCTCGAAAGAGCTTGCTATGTCTGCGTAAGTGTATACGCCACTGTTGTCAGTAACGAAGTTTGATAGAGTAGCTTCTTGATCATCAGAAAAAGTTCTGTGTGATACTGAAGATGCTAACTCTACATCGAATCCCATTTTTCTCAATTTGCTAGAAACTGATCTTGTAGATGTTTCTAATTCAACTGCTGCTGTAGCTACAGTTGCTTGAGAGATAGGGCTTTCTGAACCAACAAAATCTGTGAGTTGTTGTGTTCTTTCATCTGTCCATTTTGGTAATGCCATGATTATTTTTCCTCTATAAAGTCTTTTAAATTTGTTATTATTTGAACACCCCGTAATCGGGCTGCTTGTGTTTTTGCGGATTCGACCCCGCTTTCATTTATCAAGATATTTACATCTTTAGTCAAGCTACTCTTAACAAGAAAGCCCATTTTGTTTAAAACTTCTGTGGCTGCTGCTTTCGTTTTGTAAGACTGTAGTTTGCCTGAGATACATACTACTCCTTTTTCAGTTGTTTGTTTTTGGAGTGAACCAATTTGTTGCCATCTGAAAGGAAGTCTATCATACCCATTGGCAAATTCTTCTATTAACCAATCTAGTAAATTATCTGTTGCTGTTGGGCCGAGTCCTGCTTGTTTGCAAGTTTCTTCATTTATCTCATTAATATTTCGTATTACTGAGCATATCTTGTTGGAAGCAGTGCGTCCTATCAGCTTAATAGAGAAAGCTGGTAATAAGTCAACTAAGTCAACGTTCTTACTGTTCTCTAATTCTCTATGCAGTTTAACTGCAAGTTTCTCGGATTGAAGTGCATCTATCATCATTTCAAGAGGCAGTTCGTATAGGTCGTGAAAAGTTACTACTTGTAATTTTTCTATTGTGGCGGGTCCGAGTCCCTTAATTTTAAGAGTCCTTGCAAAATGCTCAAGTTTTCTACTGGTCTTTCCAGAGCAATCTGGATTATAGCAAAATAATTGATCCTTCACCCAACTTAGCTCTGTACTACAAGTAGGGCAGTGACTAGGCGGTGTTATCGTTTGCAGTTCTTCTCTCATTTCTATTTATATATTATAACAAATTTGGGTTGCCATGTCAAGAATTATTTTTAGGGAACTCCTGAAGAATGAGAGAATCAATTTTGAAACACTCAGTGTGACCTCCAAACCTAATTTTTGGTTCGTATTTGTCATGTATATATTGTTCATGTAAGTATTGTTCTTGAATCCACACATGATAAAGAGTATCAGCCCATGTTCGTTGAATACGAATATCGTATCCTTTAAAACCGCCACTACGCTTTATAATATGTCTCCAGTCTTTACCTGAAGCTATTCCTACTTTTATGCACTCTCTTTCATGAGTTTCCCTATTAACTAGAACTATTCCGTATAAAACACCTTCGCGGTCTTTTTCTTCGGGGTGGTTCTCGAAATAGGTTTCGTTATATTTACCTATGCTTGGCACTAATGAGTCCTTTTCTGCGAACCCAGTTCTTTAAATTCCTCTAGTAAATCTTCAAAGAAATCTGCATCGGGCATTTCTTCCATCATTGTACGAAAAAACTCTATGTTAGGTACTGTTTGCCCTATTGGTATTTTGGTACAGTATACTCTATATGCTTGCTCTAGCTGCCATTCTAAATATAATATCATGGAGTTGTTCCTACAGGACTTATTATTGCTGAAGTTACCCCTATAGTACCTGTTGTTGGAGCTGTCTGTCCAAAAATCATTGCTTCAGCTGCTTCTGGTGTTGACATTGGGGAAGTATTCCTCTTCTCATGAACTGGTGGAGTATTATCTTCACAGTCCGTTTCTCTAGCGGAAGAACCTATTACATTACCATTTATATCATAATACTTAATTACATACCAACAAATTTGTGAATATGCTGAAGGGTGTCTTTCCTCTGGTTCTACTGGTGTTTCAGCTACAACTCTTATAGCAATAAAAATCAATACTAAAGAAAAGCCTATAGCTATTGATAGTCTTGTTACTATACTTGATAATTGTTCTAAATCGTTGTCTTGCATTATAATCTCCTTACTATACGAGGGATAATTTCTCCACTTCGTATTACTTCTACTTGGCAGCCTATTTCTAAATTTAATCCTTCAATATGTGCCATATTATGTAAAGTTGCTCTACTAATCATAGCCCCATCTATTTCTATAGGGTCTAAAATAGCTACTGGAGCAACTACTCCTGACTTGCCCACATTCCAAAGAACATCAACTAATGTTGTCTCTACCCCTACTTGCCTTGTTTTAAAAGCATAAGCACCTCTAGGGTGATGAGCGGTATATCCCATGTCTTCAAAATGTTTATTACTATCTACGCGAAAGACTAATCCATCATCTGGAAATTCACTCCAATCGCGGTCTAATACTGTATTAATATAGGGATTAAGTTGTTTCAAATCTTTACTCCATAGTAAGGATTTGTACTTGTGTTGTACTCCATAAGCTATAAAGGTTAATTTTCTTTTACAAAATTCTTCTCCATCTTTTAAGCCAAGAGCTCCCGCCGCATAATTGCGAGCATTTTTATAAGTCTTGGGGGCTACTACTTCTCCTGTGATTTGTAGGATACTAGGTATATTTGGAAGAGATTGAGGAACTAGATGTACTAGATGTCTTTTCACATCTAAGCCTTCTTTTCCGTCTCCTCGAGTTAAGGCTCTATGTAATATTCCCCCTACATACAATAAGGACACCGCTGCTCCGTCTAACTTAGGAGTTACAACAACTGCGCCTTTATAATCTTTGAAGGGGGCGTTTTGTACTTCATCTTCAAATACTTTCTGAAGTGAGTACATTTGGAATAAATGAGGAGTTCTATTTCCTAGTTTAGTGCCGACTTCATCAAAGTCATGTATTTCTGCTAAACTATCAAACTCTGCGTCTGACATGATAGGTGTACCTTCATAGTACGCCGCTGATGCTTTTTGCAAGAGTGCATTTATTTTTTCCATGTATATATTATAACAAAATATAACATATAAGTCAAGAAATAAATTCAGTTAAGGTAAATTTTGTCTAGTATATCTTTGAAGTGTACTTCTAAAGTATCCTTCACTTCTGCTAAAGATAGTATCTCGACTAATCCCTCAAATAATGCTTTGGAGTTTTGGAAATCTAAGGACATAGCTAACCCGTCCTTACTAGGCTTGAATTCTCCATCAAAGTCTAAGTAGTATTTTCTAATATGTAAATACTCAGTGCCTCTGAATTCGTTTATTGTTAATCTCACTTGCTCAGTACCATCAGCATTTTCTGAAATTAACTTTTCATAAACTTCGGGTGATTCGTAAATCTTCATCGCTTGTTCTTAAGTATTGCACTTAAGGGAACAATGCTAGTAACATTGTCTGGTCTTAATAACCTGTATGAATCTGTATCCCAACAAAATAATAGAACCGTGTCTTTAGTTTCTTTGGCACGGTTCTTCTTATTTTGAATATATTTATTATTAAAGTCTAGTGTACAAACATTATACTTTAATTTTCGAGAATTGGTACTTCTGTATGTGATAACTGCGTCGCCACATTTATCAACTTGAGTTTTGAACTCGTCTTTTTTCACTAATATACTCCATTACTGTTAAGAAAACTCTTTCTTTTCAGTAAGGTAGCTTATTAGTTGTTTATTGCATTGATTACGCCTGCAAAGTAAACAGCAGCTTTTCCTGTCAATTTGTCAATGATGTCATCATCACTTTCTTGACCTGCATCAGATAAAGCACTTTTTAAAGTGTTCTGTGCATCTGCTTTGCTTACTCTAGCTGTTGCTGTACCACCATTAGATGATGAAGCTCTAGCTGCAGGAGTTTTCTTTACATATACACCAGCTTTTGTAAGAATCATTCTAACTCCATTAGGGCTTTCCCCTAATTGGTCAGCAATATCTTTTACAATTTCCATACTTGTGTCTGGAGTTGCGCTTGCGTCTACGTAAAGTTCAACGGCTTCGGCTTTACTTTCGTCAGTCCATGCCATCTTTCTTCTCCTTTTTGTACCTCGATAGCCTGGATAAGAACCAGTTGCTTCGAGTTGTTGTTGATAAAATCTATCTCCCATATTTATATTATACAGAAAATAAAGGGCGAAGTCAAGTACTATTTTTTAATTGTTCTAGTCTCTGCCTCTAATTCTTGAATGAATTGGACGCATTGATCGATATCGTGTCTAGTTAGTATCATTCCTTCTTTCATTTTTAAGTATTTTTTAAACGCTTCCGTTTTCGTTTTAACCTGCTCTATGCTATGCATTAGTACCCTATGGTGTCAAGATAATCAAGTTTCTCTTGAGCGTGTGCGGCTTTCTCTATCTGTGTATCGATTGCGGCAATAATATCGGGGTGTTCCCCAATCCCTACTGAGTTGTTCATATAAATTGCTATGTTTGCGTTTGCTGCGGCGATGTCTCCTTTATACTTAAGCTGTAATGCTTGTATTAAGTTGTCTCTCATTTGTTTTCCTGTGTTACGGAGTTTACATATCCTATACAGAAGCTTTTCCTTGCTTTATCGGAAAAAGCTACTTTGGGTATTAATGGGACTAGCAAAAATACTCCAATAGAAAATGCCATAAATCCTATTTTATTATAAATTAGCATGATGTTGCTAGGGTCTCTTACTCGTATCATTCTAATACATATCGAGTAAGTTCTAGCCATCATCATTACATAAGTTGCAAGGTACATTGCCCCAAGCATAGTCCATAGTCCCATAATGTTTTTTATTTAGCTAGATACTAGCGCCGTACTTTTCTAAGTGCTTTAGACTACCTAAGTCATAAGCTATTGCGTGGGCATTAAACCCACCAAATTCTATAAAGCCAAAGTAAGGACTTTCAAAATCTGTTAATTGTATTACATATATTTGGTAGCATTTACCACCATATTTTTCTTCGTAATTTGTAAACTGGTTATTTTCTGTTTCTTTTTTAATTATGGCTGGAAGGTCATATTTGGCACACCATACCTTTTCTCCTACCTCGAAAGTTTCAGATACACACTCGTCTGGTAAATATCCTATCTTGCTTCCTCCACCTTGTTCTGTTTTAGGTCTTTTTTCTGGTATGCCCACTCTATTAATTATATTTTTAACAAAAGTTGATGACCGATACATAGCTTTTGCAATCTCTGATATTGGGTGTTCATTTAAATACCACTCTATAGTTTGCGTAACTTCTGCGTCTGTAGCTTTTGTTCCTCTTAATTGTGCTTTTCTAGCGGCTCTGTAATCCATAGTTTCTCTATGTTCTACTAGTATTTTGCTTAATCTCGTAGTATTATAACTAATATTAAGCATTTCGCACGCTTCTTTCTTTGTTATAGGAGAGTCCTCATTAAGTGCCTCCCATACTTTTTGTAGTGTTATATCGTCTAGTTTTTCGTGAGACTTAGCACGAATTCCTCTTGCTACCATTATTCTATATTTAGTCTTTTCTTTAATACAGCGATTTGTTCTTGCTGTAATTTGTTGGGTTTATCAATTTTTTTAAGTCTATCGAGTGCCCCTTGACGCCTCCCCTTTATGTTTTTATTTCTCCATGCATTTGTCATTATTCGCTATCCAACATAAGTTCATTTTGATATGTTACATACTCATCTTTTTTCACTTGTTCTAATTTACCTAGAAGTATAACTGCGTAATGAATTATTTTCATTAAATCTTCTTCGTTTCTGCCTTCTTTTTTCCCAAAACGCTGAGCATACTTCATTATATTACCTATACAAAAGCCTTCACCATGTTCTGCAGCAAAGATTACATCTGTTGCTTGTATCTTCTTACTTCCATAATGTTGACTATAGGTTTTATCTATATATGATTTAACATTGTTTAATACAATATCTTCATTGAACCCGTATTTTATGTTTGCCACTATTATTTCTTCTTGTTTGGCATGTGAGGAGATTTCTTCTCTTTATAGTCATGATACTTGTTAGATATCCAATCTCGAGTTTCATAATAAATATCTGATTGTAATATAAATTGAATTAAAAGTATCCAGCCCACTCCTGCTAGTAAATACTTAAATAATGTAAAAGGCAATAAATAAATTTCTATCATTATATGTCCCCTTCTGCTCTTTCTTCGCTTCTGGTAGCTTCAAAGCCGTTTGGATACCTTTTCTCAAGTTTATTTATATTTTCTTCCATTACTTGCTGAGGTGTGTACCCTAGTGCTGTGCAACCTTGAACCCAATACCATAGAACATCTCCCAACTCTCGTTTGAGATGGAATCGTTCGTCTTCTGTAAAAGGTTTGCCTTGAAATATTATTTTCTTAACTACTTCTGAAAACTCTCCTGATTCGGCTTGCATGCCTATAGAAGAAGTGAGTAGCTGTGAAAATTCTACAGAAGTTGTTATATCTAATTTCAATAGTCTATCGACTAGAGCTAATGTATTTAGACTTTCTTCTGATGTAGTTGATAGTACGAATTTTCCGTACTGATTAAATTGTTTTTGTTCTGTTTCTGTCATTATGTCCTATTTAATGTAATCTATTATTATAGTTATAGTAATTCCATAACCATTTGTCTATCCTGTCTTGACTCCAATCTCTTGGAAAAAATACTGATACGAAAGGTTTATCTCGTAATACGACTCTCATAGCTAGCCTCTGAGTCTAACCACCATTCGGGTCGTCCTCTAAATTTCCACTCTGCAAAGGTTGCTTTGTCTTTGTGGTAGAATCTTCTATATGCTTCAACAGCATCTGATCCCTTGAGCCCATCTGGCATAGCCTGAGCAAATGCTGTGAGTCCGATGCGAGGTATGGCGTACTCTGGTAACTTAAGTATGACGTCATGCACAGATTTGTGGCTTTTTCCATATCGAAAGCCGTACTCTTCATTGAGTGCGAGGGCATAGCAGTATAACCATTCATAGTTATCAAGGCTACACCGAGCCCAGATAGTGCAAGGGTGGTTATACATAGTAGGCAGGTAAGGAAAATCTCTGATTTCATTACTCTTTGCGTTTTTGATAATTTGCCATTCATTTGATTCTAGTTTTCTTGGTGTGTGTCCTAAGTATTTATTTATCCAATGATTAGTACATAACATTTGAGCGGCTTCTAGAGGCATCTTTACTATATGCTTGTCTACATGAGCTTCTGCACACTTGTCTATGTTTTCATCAAGTATAAAAATATTCATAATGATATTATACTAAATTTTAAGGGCTGTGTCAAGAACTATTTTGAGTTAATCTTATCTTTTGCAGTTCCTGCGTATAGTCCAAACCAAGCTGCACCTGCTCCTACTACTATCGAAATCAACCCTGATTGCTCAAATGATGGTACTTCTAAAGCCATAAACCAAAGTGTACATTTGTACAATAGTACCATGTATATACTTAGAAATGCTCTAGGGAATAGCCGCCATGCGTCTATCATTTGAGAAAACCATATTACCTTTTGCCAAGGATTATCTGGCTCTCTTTCGTTCTCCATTTCCATTATTTTTGCTTTTAGTTCCCCTATTTCGGAAACCATTGCCATGAATTTATTAAGGTCTATCTCTACCTCATTACGGCTCATGTCACCGCTAAACTGTTCGCTAGGTTGTGCCATGCTCCAATTTCTCCTTTCTTTCTCGAAGGTCAATTAACTCGTCCTCGAGGCTTTGCCATATTGAAGGGCTTTTAGCGACTTTTTGTTGTCCTTCTATTGTCCTAATGGCTATAAGTAAATTGTTTATTGTGGTTCCCACCATTCTTTTCTCTCCTTACTTGTTCATGGTATAATCTGGCGACGTCCCATGCTGTGCTATCACTTATTTGATAATATTCTACTAATATCTTAACTGCTTGTGACGGCATATATGATTGTTCTGTTATTAAAGTTTTATACAGCTTAAACTGTTCTGGCTCTTCGTCCATTAATCTCCTGTTTGATTGTGTAACTGTCTATACTTTATCTAAATCGTCTAAAAACTTCCATTTCGGATTAGACCTATCGATAGGCTCAACTTCTGTACTATATATTTTATTTGTTTTGTACTTAAAATTGCCTTCCCGTAATGCTTGAGGTAGCCAATCCTTAGGATCGCCATCTTTTACATCTGCGGAAAAAGCTACGGTTATTATATAATCTTGGGTAATCATTTTACTAATATTTCTTCTCTCCAAATATTTCCAAATTTATCTACATGAACCCACTGTTCTCCTGGCTTAAATAAATATTTAGGGAAAACTTTTGGTTCTTTTTTAATATTTTTCATTTTACTACTCCATGATTCTCTATGAATCCTAATACTAATGAATCTTTGAATTTGTCCATATATTCATGCTCTTCATAAGTTATGCAGCCTGGTGCTTTGTTTTCATCACAATGGTCTAGCCATAATCTTCGGCTATAACTTTCAAAATCACTATACCATTGTTTCATGTCTGTCCAGCTACGATATTCTTTTATTTCGTTTATCCAGTACCGACCTTTATAAATATTATGTTCCATAGACTTAGCCATTTCTAAGTCATCTGATTCATCATATTCTGTTGGGTGAGTTATAGGCTCTAAGTTACTTTGCATCTGTTCTGATACTGTTGTCTTTTTCATTTTCTTCCTGCTGTTTCAATTTTGTAAATGCTTCAGCAATATATTCTTCTAGTGTCATTCCTCTTTGTATAGCGTGTTCTCCGCATTTGACCAAAAAGTTATCTGGTACTTCTATTTCTTTTCCTTTATATTTAAATTTCACTAAATAAGTTTGCTTCTGCTTTTCTTCTCTTAATTAATCCTTCTAGAACTTGTCCACCTGCTTTATTCCATCGTTTAATTTCGATAGGTACTGCTTGGTAGTTTCCGTTATTGAGTTCTTTTAAAAGAGTGCTTTTTCTGAAGTTGGTGGGGCCGAGGTTGTATACCCATACTACTAGGGCATCAAACTGGTTTTGATTTAGGGGGACTGTTACTAGGTCATCTACATAACTTTCATACTCTTTGAGTTCGTCAAGTAACATTTGTTCTGCTTGCTCTTGAGTAATTGTCATGCCTTCGTACACACCTTTAGTGTGCCCATATCCTATAGTCCACACACCTACAGAGTCCTGATAAGCTACGAGTTTGCAACCTTCATAGAACTTTAGTAAGTCTGTTCCTTTATATCCTAAATTCATTAATATGTATCCTATTATTAGTAGTATAATTACTACCCATTGTAAAAAATTGTTCATATGGTAAAGCTTTCGCCACAACCACACCTGCTTGTTTCCATACCATTCGTAACAGATATTTCTTCATTAATACCTTTTACTTCCCAATCAACTACTGCGTTAGCTAGTATTTCATGGCTATGTATATCAACTGCTAATATATTTTGGTATAATATATCATTGGAATTATTAGGGTTATCCTCATAATTCAAATCATACTTATATCCTCCACATCCGCCACCTTTGACGGAAAGCCTCGCGCCCCAACTTCCTGCTGAGACGCAACGCTCTTTAAGTTTTGATAATGCTTTTTCTGTTATTATCATAACACTTGTCTTTATAACCAATTAAAGTAAGGCCACATTACTATATATGATAAACTAATCATGTATATAGTGAATGTTATTCCTATACAAGTATTCCCGTTTGGGCAATACTTATCTTTAAAGTCTTGAACCGCTTGCAGACTAACATTGCGATTCAGGAATCGTAATGCTCTCTGCATTTTGTTTCTCCTATTAGCCGATACTTATTGTTCTCGGCTTTTCTGACTCAGGGGTGTTAACCTTGAGATTTATTACTAACAATCCGTTCATAAAGCCTGCTTCTGCAACCTCAACCCAATCGCCAAGAGTAAACACTCGTTTAAATGTTTTTCCGCTAAGTCCCTTGTAAATATACCTTTCTTCAGCTTTTGTCTCTTGTTTTTCCTTACCTTCTATAGTAAGTGTGTTTTTGTGTTGTTTTATGTCTATATTATCTTTCTTCCAGCCAGGAAGTGCCATTTCGATTCGGTAAGCCTCTTCGCCTACGGCAACCAAGTTGTATCTTGGATAATTAGTCACAGGGAACTTTTCGTTCCTATTCGCTAGTTCGCTATGCAAACGGTCAAAACCGACAAATAATTTGTCGAAGTCATTAAAATTCAATGCTGCTAATCCAGTCATATCTTTTCTCCTATTTTCGTGTCCTTTCGGCACACACTGTGCAGTCCTTTCGGTACTACGGGTTAATTTAAAGTCTGTGCAAATCCCGTCCACTGGTGGAAGTGGAACTCCTATCCTCGCCCTCGGAAAGCTTTTAATATTGTTTCCTACTCGTGCCAGACATAATGTGAGCTTTTGTTATTGCTGACCTCACGAACAGCTAAAAATCATATAAAAATTATAATTTTCACACTATAATTATAACAAAATTACACCAACTTGTCAAGAACTATTTTTCAGTCCTCATCTAGCTCTAATAGGCCTTCTTTCGTTAGGTGGTCTATTGTCTTACTAATACCATGTCTTTTGGCTATTGTCCATGTCATATGGATTGCAAACCCTAGAAATAGTAAATAATATATATCAAATTCTGTAAATAAAACCATTCCATTTTTCCTGTTTAAATTGTTTATAGATTGCCCGTCCATAATTAATGTTAATATATCTATTATAACAAAATTTTGAAGCCGAGTCAAGAATTGTTTTCTACTTATCCAAAAATAGTTCTTGACATTCGAGGTTAATTTTAGTATAATAGAGATATGGAAAAATCTCAATCAAGTAGATGGAGCGACAAAGAAATTCGCCTACTAAATCAATGGTATGGCGATATTAGTATAGAAGAAATGAGCACTATGGTGGGAAAATCACACAGTGCCATTAGAGCTAAAGTCCACTACTTAAGGAAGCGAGGCTGGGCATTTAATACCACGCGAAGATAGGAGAACATCATGAACGGAAAGGTAATACCATTTCCAAAAGTATTCATGACTACAAAAGATAGGTCAGACATACTTGTAAACGATATTTCTTTAGAACTACTACAGTTACTAGAGGAATACAATATTAACACTACCAGCGAAGATTTCATCTTCGACATGGCTTGGGTTGTCAAATTTATAGAGGTAATGATTGACAATTCGCTAGGGGTACACAATCCACTTAGCAAACATATACGACAATTCGTACCAAAAGAATATGAGGAACAAAAATGATAATTACAACTTTGATAGAATGTTACGCACTTTCAAGCGTAATGTACAAAAGTCTGGAAAATTAGAAGAATTCCGAAACAAACAGTATTACAAGAAGCCCTCTGAGAAACGGCAAGAAAAAATGAACGCTGCTAAACGCAGATCAGCGCAGACCCAGAGAGCCAATTCACTTCCACCTCGACCAAAGTGGCGACTATAGCCCACAACAAACCTTTTCCCTACTTAAAAATTACACTTTTTTATGTTAACTTCGAAGCCCACAGCTCGGAGAATCAATGACATGAGCAAAAATGCGATTTGCAATTTTGTTAAAAGTGTGATATAATAATAACATAAATTGGCAATAACAAAGATAGCTACTGTTTATAAAACTCAACAAAACCTAGACAAAGAGTTCCACTCGAGAGACAGCTCTCCCTCAGGAGAGATGGCTCGATGACTGGAATCTCTCTTTAATTGTTGTGGTTTTTATACTATTAAATCAATCTATTGTACTATTTGAATCAAACAATGGTATAAACTAACGCCAATTTTAAGATAAAAGAGAATTGCTACACCTGCGTCAACTTTTTGAACCAACTTTGTTGCATAACTTCTGCCAACCGAAAATATATAAAAGGACTTACACAATTTAATGCACACTGT